CTGTGCATATCCTGTCGCTGAGGGCAACTCGTCACTACCCATCTGGGAATAGTTGGTAGTCGCTGCACCAAATGTGCCACTGCCTGAAGCGGTAGCTTTAAAAAGTGCCATCTTGAAACGATTACTCGCCCCAGTAAAATTATGTAAACCCTTCATCAACTCGACTTTGAACGATGTGGGCATTGCTGTTGTGATTGAAAGTGCCATATTAGACCTCTAGTAGTTTCACTAATTCTGGATGCCCAGCATCCCGAAAACGATTAATTAATGTTGTGTTATTTGAAGCCACAGCCTGACGTAAATAGTTAATCATTACGGCTCTGATGTCGTCTCTAAATGCTTCTGCTTGCGCCTGTATGACAGGGTGCGAGTTATCCCCAATGGAAATGATCTCGTTTATTGCATGTTCAGCCAGCTCTTCGGGGGTAAATCCGCGCCCTGAAACTGCTGAAGTTGTTACTATTCCTAATTGTACTCCACCTACTGTGCTTAGCATAAGTTATCCTTAGTTAGGGGGGACTCGCACTACACCTGAACGATACGTATCTGTTTCTAGCCTGCCGGTTCCCATATTCCGCAGCAGGGCCATAGCTTGCACGTACAAACTCTCGTATAGTTTAACCAAGTCTGGTTCACCTTTTTGAAACCTTATTGCCTGTATTAAAGCGCCGTTAAGTAAAGCCGAATCAAACTCTGTGCCCAGATACGAAGTACCTGCTGTAACTATAGACGCTGGATACGTAGCAAAATGAATCTCTGAAGCGTAAATTGCGTTTGGCGTTGGCCCTAGTATGAATGTACCATCTCCAAAAATGCCATAATGTTTGGGTAACCCGGCTGTTGCCGCTACTGGGTAAGCCTCGCGTATAAAACTTACATCTTTGTTTATTAAGTAATGATATTCATTACTTGCGTCTATAACTGCCAACGAGTACACGTACAGCATATTGCTGGGCATCGTAAGATACTTGTTGTTAAGGGTGGTAGTACCAGTTTGGTTTCTACGCATAACAGGCAAATCCACAGTAGTGAGGATAAGCTGCTCTGCCTGTTTCGTAAACATAGCCAGTTGGTCATCCGTAAACGTCTGTTCACAAATGTCCTGTATGTTTACTTTAAGTTCGGTGTAATTCACCTACTACCCCTTACGCCATTGGACCACGGGCAATGATGCCCTTGGTAGCAGCGCCTACTCCGCGTATCTTTATGCCACTGGTTTTAACAGTGCCAGAAGATTGTGCTGGGGAGTTTACTGTAGTGCCGGGACTATAAACTTTAATTCCGGGCCACTTCTTTACTTTAATCTTATCCATTACCTACTCCTAAGTAATTACTATTGTTACTTGCCCCACATGCCCGAAAGCAAAAAGCGGGTCAACTGGCTGTATTCGTGCCCGACTCTCAGGATACCCCGTAAAGTCTGGTCTTGGATCGCGTATTGCCTGCGGGTCATTAATAGGAAATGTACCTAATAATAGCTGCGGTTGGTCAGGGTTCCAGCACTCAGGACAAGCTTTGATGCTTGTAATGGCCGCTGCTATAACCAATGGTTTTAACTGGCGCAGGCGGTACTGAAAGCCACATACATCACACTCCGCTAGTGCATTTCTATTTGACGCATATCTTGCTCCCATGGCTATCTAGGCCCATACAAGCGAGGTATAAGCATCTCAGAAGTTTTCTCCCTGTCTTCCCCTGCGGCTAGTGTGTATTGCTCATCATACTGCGCTTTAAGCATATCTAAACGAGGTAGCCCTTCAGGTATTTTAGTAGCTAAATAGTAAGCTAACCCTGCTACAAGCGCTGGAAAAAACCTAAACGGCATATCTGGTGTCTCTACTCCTGCCCCGGCGTTTTGTATTCGCCTTAGTCTCCAATATCTAATTATATAATAGGGGGCTGCTGCCGTGCCGCGCTCTGGTACAGGCCACACAGTTAAAGTAGGGTTATCCCGCAGCCGGTCTATCCAACACTGAATAGGTCTGCCCTGCGTAAGTTTGTTAGGTATGGACGAGTAATTATCTACACTAATACGGTTTAAGTTGAGGTCCGTTTGCAGAGTAGTGCTACCTTGGTTGGTACGAATGACTTGCTCAATTAAATCAATAGTAGCCGCTGGAAGGTCGTACGTGGCTGTACCTTGGACTAGGTTTATAAAACCTTCTTCAATAGTCCACATATTGACCCCACGATTGGCCCATTCAATGGTCAACAAATTCATGGAGCGCCTAGCAGTTCTTAGATCGTAGCCGGAATGCAGCTCTCTTCCAGCACGTTCAAAAGCTTCTTCAGCAATTTCCGTGAACTCCATATTGAATGTAGCAACGCCTGAAGTAGTCATTATTTCTTTTTCCTTTTAAGCGCAGCTACTCGTTTAGGTTTGCCAGCCGGTTGCCCCAAGCGTTTCTTTTGCGCTATACGAGACTTCTTCTCTGCCGCCGTCATTTCCCCAGAAGTTTTAGGGGTCTTACTGGAAACCCGCTTTTTTGGTCGGCAGTAAGGCGTTCCTCTTTTTTCTCCTTTCTTACGTCCACAAGGTTTTCCGGTGCGAACGTCTACCCACTCTTCCTTGAACCAACGCTTTAAGGCTGCGCCTTTGGCGGTTTTACGAACGGCCACTAGCTTTCTTCTTTCGGCATTTAGCTATAGCACCGGAGGCATAGGCGGAAGGAAAGACTTTATACGATGCCTTTACTTTGCGGTAACAATCATCTTTGGTTGTACCGCCCTCCTTAAAAGTAATGGGTTTCATCTTACCCATGCCCCGACACTTCAGCACTACTTAGCTGCTTTTTTCTTAGCTGCCGCCGCTTTCTTAGCTGCTGCCGCTGCTGCTTCTTCTGCTGTGGGTACACCCCATAGTCCAGTTTCCATAGTATTTCTCCTTATCTATTAATATTTTAAACCATACCGCCGCGTGTAAACCCACGTTGCAAAATTGGGCCGTCACCCCGTCTTCCTTTCTTTACCTTACCGCCGGAATTCATCATGGTAGAAGCGCCAGAATACGCACCTTTACCCATAGCTTTTTCCATGCCTTTACTTTCATTACGACGCGCAGCCATGCCTTGAGATTTCGCCCCGTTTCTAGCACCCATAGAGTCGTCTAACCTAGCGTTATACCCTTGTGTCATACCGCCCGATTTGTACTCAACTTTACCACCCATTTTCATGTCACGCTTTTCTTCTCGGTTTATCCTGCTTAACTCTTGAGATTTATCCATACGCTCCCGTGCATCTTTAGGGCGTGTGTCAGCCACTCTTCGAGACTCTTCCACTTCGTTGCGCAGGCTTTTCAGTCGGCCACCTTTGTTGTACTTCTTTACCGCTTTACCGGGTTTACCTTTAGTACTCTCAAAATAACTAGGCATTCCGCCCTCCTTAAAAGTTTTTCCTTTATCTGCTTTAGCAAAATCTTTTCCCACACTTTGGGGAACCCCTGCTTTTTTGGCAAACTTAGGGTTATTAGCTACTGCTGCCATAAACTTAGCTTGTTTCTTTGTTTTACTAGGCATTACCATTTCACCTTGTTAGCCCAATAAGCCGCAGAACATCTACCTTTAGCTATATTCTTACCATGCCTAGCTTTAAAAGATTTTCGTTTTGCCTTCATCTTAGCTGACTCTCCCGCCTTGGGTTTGCCTGCTGTACTTGCGCCTTGCTCCCCAAAACGTATGGTCTTAATAGACCCATCCGCGCACTTCGCCACAACCACATGGCTCTTCTTAGGGTGGTTAGGTGTACGCTTAGGTTTGTTGTACCCAGATACTCCTATCCTAGCAAGCCTAGAGTCTTTAGACGCTGGCATAGCTTTTAGAAACCGTAAGTAGGAATGTGTATGTATCACCCACAGCTATGGGAGTAGCTGCATTAGCCTGTGAAAGCGCCACAATGTCGCCGTTCTTGCCAGCCCCTGCGTTATTCGGTATACCGAAGTCCGAAAAGTCATACTGCTCGGTCCAATTTCTAGGGAAATCAAAGATAAGCACGTTTGCATTTGCTTTCCACTGTAGCTCCACAGCAACACCTACACTGGCAAAAGTTACCTTTTGAAGGGTAACTCCTACACAAGCTTGCCTAGTAACTGGGTCTGCACTAAGGGTTGACACGTCCACCAAAGTAACTTCTTGCGGTGCTGGTGGCGTTCCAGCCCCAATAACCACAGTGGTCTTTATAATAGCCGCACGGCCACCATCTTGGATTGTTTGGGTTGTTACTGTATCCACCATAAATTACTCCCTATAGTTTGTATTAAGCACTAAATGGAGTAGCAGCAGCACCTGCACCTGCACCAAAAGAAATACCTTTAACAAACCAGAAACCGGCTGTAATGCAGGTGAAGCTTATGTGTGTGTCTATATCACCACCTGTAGTGCCACCGTTAAAGGTTAGTGTTGTGTCGTTCGGATCGGCAAGGAACGTAGTAGTTAGACCATTAGCATCTACCTGCTGAATGTAACCTGTAAATACATCGGCTCCAGCAGGCTTGATAACTAAGTTATTAGCTAAGTTCTGAGCTATAACAATAGTAATATCAGCGCCCAAATTGTTTTGCTGGTTAGGGTCGGTAGCATCGGTTTGAGCTATTGCAAGCACTGGGGGAAGAGTAAGCTGCCCTGCACCGTTTCCGTTGGTTGAGTTGTAAACATTTTGGACTCCAGCAAAACCGGGCAGTATAGCCCCTGTAGGGTTACCAGCCGCATCTACTGCGGGAGTGGGGAACAAGCGAAGTACTGTAGTTGTATTGTCCGCGTTGAAAAGTTGCTGTGCTCCAGCGCCTGCGGGTACGAAACCTGCTAACGAACGGACTGGGCCTGAGAATGTGGTTCTAGCCATTTTAAATTCCTCACATGCGAGTGAT